TGTTTATGCTCAAAAAGGTTTTTTAAACCAAAAAGATATATTTGAATTTAATACGCTTAGACAAAAATATCATGAATTAAGAGTAAATACACTAAATGCTTCTACTCTGGTAAATAAAATGGGCGAACTAGACAAGGTTAATGTTCCTTTTTTACCTTTCATGGAAAGAGGGATATGGGGAGATCACCTTGTTAAACATATGGCTAAAACAGCCGCAGAGGATGGAATGAAATGGTTTGCGATTAATCCTGTAGAAAGAGTTCATGCTTTAAAGAGAGCAGAGAATTTAGCTAGGGGTGCTGTAGGCAAACTAGGAGATTGGGAATTTTATGGAACTGCGACAGGTAAAGGAGGAATGAGAGGAGTTAAGGCATGGTCCGAGATGCAAGACAAGGCTATTCTGACTAATCCCAATATGACAGCAGTATTGCCCGAACGAATGAAAAAGCTAGCGCTTCAGTATGATTCAATAGCTCAACCAATTAAAGTGGCTAAATCCGATCCAGATAAGCCTTATAAAATTCTTAAGAAATTTGAATTTGGTACAGATTCACCAGCGCGGGTTTTAAAATATACGAGAGCCCCTAGCGAACATGAAATGGCTTTTAAATCAAGACTAGATGCTGCAGAGTACATAGCAGGCAGAGAGAAAACTTTCATTAAAATGGAAGCTAATGACCCCCGTCTTTACTATGAAGCATTCGGCTTGAAAATTACCCCTCAAATGTTAGAACAGCCTTTCAAGCTTTATAAAAAAGAAGGTGGTCTAGTAGTTAATATGTTTAAGTGGTAATATAATAACAATTAAGGAGATATATATATCATGGCAAAAAAACTAAAAAAAGCTATCTTAGCTGGTTTAACAGCGTATGCTGGAGCTAAGATGTTAGGCGAAAAGCAAAAATCCGATTGGATTACAAAAAATAACGCAGCCGTTATGAGTAAAAGAGAGGGAAAGCCTCATCTTGACAGATTCCTTGACGATCCACTTACTGGAGATGGTAAAGGAATGGAAAGCGTTTACAAACCTAAACACTTTAAAAAACCAAAAGTTAAAGAACCTTGGTACAAATTTTGGAATAAAGGTGGTTCAGTAGGCGCTAAAAGTTATAGCGGTGGCGGAGCTATCAATACTAGACTAAACGGCAAAGTAAAATTTAGAACTTACTAAGTAGTAAAACATGGCTGATGTTGAAAAACAGAATCAAGTTCTGGAAGAAGAAGGTCCAGCGACTGAGGAACAAGTTGCGGTCGAAGTTGAAAGACCTAGTGAAGAAGCTGTCAATGAAGCGTCTGAAGAAGGCACTCCTGAAGAGGAGTTCCACGCTAATTTGGCCGAGGATCTAGACGAACGCGTTCTTCAACGGATGGCGTCAAAATTAGTTGACGAATACCGAAGAGATAAAATTTCAAGAAAAGATTGGGAAACGGGTTATACTCAAGGTTTAGATCTTTTAGGATTTAAGCACACAGAGATGACCCGTCCCTTTCGAGGAGCCTCTAATGTTACCCACCCTTTATTAGCAGAAGCCGTTACACAATTTCAAGCACAAGCGTATAAAGAACTTCTTCCTTCCGACGGACCCGTTCGTTGTAAAGTACTTGGAGACGAGGATCAAGAAAAACAGCAACAAGCGGATCGGGTTCAAGATTTCATGAACTATATGCTTATGGAGAAAATGGAAGAATATACTCCAGAAATGGATCAGCTTTTATTCTACCTTCCCCTAGCTGGATCAGCTTTTAAAAAAGTTTATTATGATGCTATTATGGAACGGGCAGTTTCTAAATTCGTTCCTGCGGAAGATTTAGTCGTTCCTTACTATGCAACCGATTTAATGGACTGTGAACGTATTACTCATAAAATTTCAATGAGTGAAAACGAGGTTCTTAAAAAACAAAAAACAGGTTTTTATCGAGACCTAGAATTAAAACCTGTAAACACAGGACAAAGCGATATTAAGAAAAAATATGAACAACTGGAAGGAATTGTTCCAACAGCAGATCGTCAAACCAATTTTAATATTTTAGAAATGCATGTGGATTTGAATATTGAAGAATTCACAATGGAAAACCCACCGAAAGAAGTTAAAATTCCTTATATTGTAACGATCGACGAAGGCTCAAGTGAAATATTATCCATTTATCGTAATTATGAATCTGATGACCCTACTCACAGACGAAAAGAATATTTTATTCATTACAAATTTTTACCAGGCTTAGGTTTTTATGGTTTTGGCTTAATTCACATGATTGGTGGATTATCTAGGACTGCAACAACGGCTTTAAGACAACTTTTAGACGCTGGAACCCTTAGTAATTTACCAGCGGGTTTTAAATCTCGAGGAATTCGAATTAGAGATGATGATCAACCTTTTCAACCGGGAGAATTTAGAGATGTAGACGCTCCTGGAGGTAATATTAAAGATCAATTCCAAATGTTACCGTTTAAAGAACCTTCCGTAACACTATTTAACTTAATGGGCTTCGTTGTAACAGCGGGACAACGATTTGCATCGATCACGGACATGGCGACAGGTACCGATGTTCAAAATAGAGCGGTTGGAACGACGGTTGCGCTCTTAGAGCGTGGTTCGAGAGTCATGACTGCTATTCACAAGCGTTGTTATTACGCAATGCGTAACGAATTTAGACTTATTTCAAAAGTTTTTGCCACCTTTTTACCACCTATTTATCCCTATGCGGTTTATGGAGCGGATCGAATGGTCAAATCAAAAGATTTTGATGGTCGAGTAGACGTGATTCCAGTTGCAGACCCTAATATTTACAGTTTAAGTCAAAGAGTAACTTTAGCCAGCGAAAATTTGAAAATTGCGATGTCTAATCCCAATATGCACAACCTTCGGGAAGCTTACAGACGCGTTTATGACGCTCTCGGCACACGAGACATCGATAAAGTTTTAAAACCGGAACCTCCGATTGTTCCTAAGGATCCAGCGATTGAAAATATGGAAGCATTACAGATGAAACTTCCCAAAGCGTTTCCAGAACAAGATCATCAAGCTCATATAGCATCGCATACCACATTTATGGCTACTAGAATGGTACAAGTTAACCCAATGGTGTATGCTTTACTTCAAGGACACGTTTCAGAACATGTAAGTTTGCAGGCTCAAGGAGAAGTAGGAGCTATGATTCAAAATAGTCCTGAAATGCAACAAATGTTGGCTGAAGATCCTGAAGGAGCAGAAATTAAAGTTGCTGGAATGATTGCACAACGATGTGCAGAACTTACAGCAGAATTAGTTCAAAAAGAACAAATGGGTAAACAAAAAGATCCATTGGTTGCTTTAAAAGAAAGAGAATTAGATTTAAAAGCAATGGATATGCAAAGAAAAGCAAAAGAAAGTTTCGAAGACATGGAAATGAAAGATTCTCAGTTTGAAGAAAAAACAGATATTGATAAAATGAAATTAGAAGAAGATGAAGACCAAGCAAAAGAAAGAATTAGAATTGCAGATGAAAAAATTGATCAAACAGCAGTACTCGCTAGAGAAAAAATGGATCTAACTCGAGATATCGCTGGTGCAAAACTTCAAGTAGAAAGAATGAAAAAAGCAGCCGAAAATAAAAGAACTAAAGCAATGAGGAAAAAATGAAACAATCAAAATTAATTACTGTTCCTATTAAAGCACAATCTTCTAAAAAGCATCCAGTAGTTCATCTTGCTTACATTACAGATAAAGAACAAGATTTATTAATTAAAAAAGATTTATACGGTTCTTTAAAAGGAAAACCTAATAGAGGACCAGGAGGATTACCAAGTCTTGAAGGAGATTTTGGTCCTGGAGGTAAAGGAGACTATGAGCCAGCAGGACCAGATGTATCAAGTCATACAGCTACAGGTGAAGGTGGTCAAACGTATGCACCGACTCCAACAACATCCTCACATCATCCAGGTGATGGAGATAAAAAAGTATCTTCATCTTATATTACCAAAAAAAACATAGAAAGTGTTAATCGAGTACTAGAAAGGGGATGGATATCATCTGATGGTCCAGAAATAAAAAA